CTCAACAGAAACAGCATCCACCAGATTAAGGGGACGCAGGGGACGCTTCTGGATACTAGGGTTACAGAACTAACCTCAGAGGTTGGCTGCTTAGCTCGCAAGTCCGTAGTGATGAGGGCTAACACCATGATGTTCCTGTCGGATGATGGGGTGTATGGTGTGGAGTTCCTTAACGATTACAACCTTCGCGGGGCCGAGGAGCCAATTTCCAAGAACATCCAGCCATATATCGACAGACTTAATAAGGACTTGTCCAATAAGTCAGTTGGGATTCTGTTTGATAACAGGTACTACCTTGCGGTTCCGCTGGATTCCGCGCCGGGTGTTAACGATGCTCGCGGAAATAACTCAATCTTGGTGTACAACTTCCTAAATGGAGGCTGGGAATCGCTAGACACCTTTGGTAACGATAGTTTTTTGATCGAAGACCTTATTGTTGGTTCAGCGGGGGTGCGAAACAACTTGTATGCTGTGACCGCTAACGGCGGGTTGCACCAATTGGAGGCGTTTGATGACTCTAATGACACTATCAGCGTGTCTAATCTCTATGATGCTAAAACATCATCACCAATTCTTTCTAAGTTAATCACCCGCGGTTACGACCTTGAGACATTGGAGCGGAAAAGGTACACGGATTCACAGATTACAATGCAGGGGTTGCCCAGCCAAAATTCTGAATACCTAATTGAGTTCGCCGCTGAAGACCCAGACAACTCATCGACTATTGGAACTACCACTCAATTTCTTGATGGACAAATCCTACAATCAACCAACCCATTGGAGGCTGAAACAGCAAGCATTAGGTGCAGGCTTGGTGGTATTAGGGGCTATACAGGAACCATGATCTTGACAAGGACACAGGGTTCAGCCAAGATAAACTCAATCAAAGTTGCTGGATCAGTAACGAATAGACAAATTATCTCACAGAAATAAGTTATGGGAGCAGTTGACACTACTTACACTTTTACGGCTACTGACACAATCACTAGCGCAAAGATGAATAATATCATCGACCAAACCACGATGACCTCTGACGCGTGTTTGTCAGGTGGTGGCCTTCAGGTTGCGTCTGGACAATTAAGTATTGCCAATAGTGCAATAAACAACAGCCGACTTGCGACCGACTCCGTAACTTCGGCAAACATTGTAGATGGAACTATCGTAAATGCTGACATTAACGCATCAGCTGCTATTGCTGGTACGAAGATTTCGCCAAACTTTGGAGCGCAAGCTATTACCACTACAGGAGATGCAGTAACTGGAACATTGTATCTGTCGCGGCAAGACGCATCTACAGAAGGAGGAGAGGTACAATTTAGAAAAGCATTTGATGCTACTACAGCATTTACTATAGATTGTAATGGAGCCGGGCATTCTCCAAATTTAAGAATTTTTGGGACAACTGGACAGGTTGCTACAATTACCGCAAACGGTAATGTAGGGATTGGTACTAGTAGTCCACAAACAAGACTACAGGTGGCTGGTGGAGCAGTTAGAATTGAAGCCCATGCTGGAGAGGGTGGACAACTTGAGTTGCTGAATGCCGCCAATAATGACATTCAAGCTGTTTTTGATGTAGATCCTAACGACATAACTAGACTTTGGACACTGCCATACGAACCGCTTTCACTTGGAACCGCTTCTGGGGAGAAAATGAGAATAGGCCCAGATGGCAATGTCGGAATTGGAACAACCACGCCTAGCACAAAACTTGATGTAAACGGAACCGTAACCGCTACCGCCTTCTCTGGGCCGTTGACTGGCAATGTAACTGGCAATGTGACTGGCAATGTGACTGGCAATGTGACTGGTTCATCTGGGTCGTGTACTGGTAACTCTGCAACCGCTACATTGGCTACAAAGGCATCAACGCTTTCTAATGGTGGCGGGAATGGAAATGCAATGACATTTCATTACTCTAGTCAGGGGGGAACGCCTACTTATGTATGGGGATCAAACGATGCTAGCGGAGGAAGCAATAATTATGTTTGGAGTCCAGCTAACTTCAGCGTTAATTATGCAAACAGTGCAGGGTCTGCTACCACCGCCTCAACCGTAAGCAACTCCGCTATTACCGCAGCTAAGCTAGATGGCAACCAAGGTGGTTCTGCTCCTATTTTCGGGGTTAGGGCTTGGGTTAATTTTAACGGGCAAGCAAACACTGATATTGCTGGCATATACGCAAGAACAAGTTCAACAACCGTTACCATTACAGCAAACGCACATGGGCTTATTGCTGGCAATTCGGTTTATCTTGACTTTACGGTTGGAACTGGAACCGCACCATTCGATGGTTTGTATTTGGTTAATTCCGTTACTGATGCAAACACATTCACGGTAATTAGTTCCACAACAACCACATCGACTGGTGCAATAACTCTTAAAAGAAAAACAATCAACGGGTCTGGAAATGTGTCTAATGTTTCTGCTGCTTACTCTGGTGCAAACCCAGCAAGTCCACCAGCGGCAAACCAGACAATAGACAATGGGTATTATGTTCTTAACTTTGCTACCGCAATGCCAGATGCCAAATTTGCAATTTCTGGATCTTGCAATGAAAATGGTGCGTTAACTGCTGTATCTGGAAACGACATTATAAATGGATTTGGATATAATGAGAAGTGCGCATTCATCACAACAATAAGCATTGCCGGAAGTGCTATAGACTGCTTACATAATAGCGTTCAGATCATTCGATGAACCAGCATTTGGAAAAAGCAATAGCAACATATGAACCTTGACCTTTCACACATCGACCCAGATGTACTCGCTACCTGTAGCGAGGTGGATAAGGTTGAGTATGCGATGTGCAAATCTAATGAGAAGGTTGAATGCCCATTGACTCATTTATTTACGCCGGGTCTTTACACAAGAACAATCTTTATGCCTGCTGGGTCGCTTATTATGTCAATGACTCACAGCACAAGGCATCCATTTATTATTAGTGTTGGCGAGGTTGATGTGATTTCACCAGAGGGTTCTGTAACTTATGTAGCTCCGTATATGGGCATAACCCAGCCGGGAACAAAAAGGTTTTTGCATGTAAAAAAGGACACAACATGGACGACATTTCACACTAATCCCAAAAATTTGGTAGATCCAGACCAAGTTGGGGAAGATATTCTTGAAAAATGTAGTAATCCACTAATTGATGAGAATCACCCAATGCAAAAGCCTTGGAGCAAAAATGAATCAAATTCAACAATTATCAATGCTATTGGAGATGTTATGACAATCGAAGAACTAAATACAAATAACAAGGAGGAAGATCAATTATGTCTTGGGTAGCAGTAGGTACGACAGTAGTTGGTGGCGCAGTGTCCGCCTATGGTGCATCTCAAGCAGGGAAGGGTGGAGGCCCAGCACCTGCGCCAGTTGATATATTCAAAAAAAACAAAAAAACTGGTTTAAGTATTTCCGACAAACAGCTTGCGGGAACCGTTGGGTACTACGGCAGTGCACTTCCGAAATTTCTAGACCTTAACAAGCAGTACTCCCCAGAGTTCATCAAACAGGGTTTTGAGTTTGGTCAACAAGGAGTGACTGGATTCCAAGGACTTCGTGATCTTGCCGCTGGTGGCGAAGCAGATGCAATGGCTCGACTCCGTGAATCTGAGCTTGGCACAATGACCGATCAGGCTGGAATGACCCGTGGACTCATGGAGTCACTTTCCCCAGAGCAAGCGGCGCAAGTCGCAAACATGCAGGACTTGGCAAGCCAAGCCGCGGGTGCTGAGGCTGGATATGCTGGGCGCATGGGGGAGGCACTTGGAATGTACGGGATTCGTCCGCAAGAGTTCGGGTCAACTGTCACTAGTTCCAACCTGTCCCCTACCGCAACACAGCGTGGGGTACTTAGTTCTACGGTTACACAGGGAGGTCTACTTAACCCCACCATCCAAGCGGCAGAACAGGACGCTTCAATGGCGAACCAGATGGCGCAAGAAGCATATGCTCGTCGCGGGACACTTTCCTCGCAGGAACAGCGTTCAGCGCAACAGACGGCACGGGAGGCGGCACAATCGGCTGGAAGGCTGGGTGGTAATGCTGCCATTGCCGCAGAGATCCAAAACCGTGAAGCGGCACTAGCTGGGCGCAGGGCGCAAGCATCACAGGCTGGACAGCAGGCATTTGAGCAGCGTCAGAATCTTGCAAACTTGAGATTTCAAGAACAGCAAGGGCTATTTGGGCAACAAGCACAAGCCAGAGGTATCCGCACCGCAGAAGAACAGGCATTGTTCAACCAGCAACTGGGTGCTAGAGATCAAGCATTGCAACAAGAGCAAGCATTGTTTAACCAACGAGCAGCAGGTGCAGGACAAACACTTGCAGAACAACAAGCATTGTTTCAACAAGGCATTACTGGCGCAACCACGACCGCTGATATGCAGCAGGCTGGACTCAATCAAATTCAAGACATTGAGAAGATGCGTGCGAATATGCGTAACGATGCTGGAACAGCGGCGACAAATGCTTACAATGCAGCAGGAGGATTCTACACCACTCCGGGTCTGAATCTACTTAACCAAACGCCACAGTCCTACACCGCTGGGACTAACATGGCAAACATTGGTCTTAACTTTGGTAATACAATGGGTGCTAACCTTGACTACAACCTTCCGCTTAACCTTGCACGAGAAATGGGCGGGGCGACGAATCAGCAAAATTCCGCAAACTATGCCATCAACGCTCAGAATGAAGCCAATAAAGCAGCAATGTGGAGCAACATTGGAAGCTCCATGATGGGTATGGGAATGAACATGGGTGGTGGTGGATTTAACTTTGGTGGTGGAGGCGGCGGAAATACGGTTTCCGCCAGTCAATTGAACATACCAAGATATTATTAAAATTATGGCACTATACGGAGGACAAGTACAAACGGCTGGGTATCAAGCACCAAATTACAATCAAGTAATCCAAGCTAATGCGCTGGTAAACGCGCAGCAGCAGCAATCAATTTCCGATCTAACTGGGCAGGTTAAGGACTACTTCAAGCAGCAGGGGGACGCTAAAAAGTCAGCACAACTTGGGATCAAGATTGCGGAAGCCGCGAAGATCATGGATCCACAACAAGCACCATACTACGACAACCTCATCTTCTCCATGAAGGACGAGAACACCCCCGTTCAGGTGCGTGGTGCGTTGGGTGCTAGCGTGCAAGACTTGCTGAAACAGAATGTGAGTAGCCGTGCGGTTGCGGTGCAGGAAGCCCAGATGGGAATGCGCCCTGCGTATTTTGGTGGTGGAAGGCAAGCGGCTACTAGGCCAACTTATAGCACAAGTGCCATATCACAAGCCGCCCGTGCAAGTCGCGGGGTTGACATGTCACAAGGTGATGCGGCGTTGGCAAATCAACCCGAGGGGTCTCAAAATCTAATCCCACAAGATAATGTTGTTCTTGGTGGCGTGGCTGGAGCAGATGCAGAAAAGATTGCCAATTTAATTCAAGAAGCTCAAACACTTGGTGTTCCTGCTGAAAGGGTAAATAGAATTGCTACTGGTGTTGAACAAGAATTAAAGAATCCATCACAAAATACCCCAAACGCCATTCGTGCATGGGTTGGGAACTTGGAATCTTTAGTAACAGAAAGCAAAAAAGGTCTAGACATAGCCAAAGACTCTAAAGGTCAACCACAGATTGTTATTTCAGAGGATGAGTCTGGAAATGTTTCTAGATTTACAAAGACTCGCAGCGGAAATTTGGTAAATGAATTTGGAGAGGTTTTAACTCCACAAGGAAAACCAATTGAGCAACAACAATACAAACGAATTGATACTGATGCTATTCAACGATCGTTGTATGAAAATTATGACATGGATGGCAGGCCGATTCCTCAAGGAGAACCCGGTTCTTTGTTACCCGGACTCCCTCAAGGCGATGCTGGAAATATGCCGCCAGAAGCCTCCAGAACCCGCCCACCAAGCTTCCAAGAACTAACCGCAGTTCCACCAACACCAGAAGGTGGCGTGCAGCGTATTGGAGAACAGGAACCTAAACCAGAGCAAAAGAGTGCTGGTCTTGGGTTGATGGCGAAAGAGTCGCAAGTAAAACAGGCACAATCTTCTAACGAAGAACTGAAAAGACTTACCGAGCTTACTCCTAGAAAGCAAAACCTTTACAATAGCGCACTAAATCAAGCGTACCAAGATCCCCAAACCGCTCCATCTCAGGATGTGGTTGACGAGTTGCAATTGCAACTTTTGATGCAGCCAGAGTCCAAAGGCGCACAGGTCATGTCGGAAACGGAGTACAACCAGCGCAATGTGGCTGCAATCAATAAAGCGGCAAAGCGTGTTGGTGATCGCTCCGCTGCATACACGATTTTGAGCCGTTTTGACACTGCGCAAAAACTGGCAAACCATCCAGAAGCATATAAGGTTTTTGGTCAGTCCATTCCACAGCAAAAGCTGGACGAACTAGCAAGGACTCAAGGTGGCGTATATGCCCTATACAACAATCTAAAGGGACAGGACTTGGTGCAGGCAATGCGTGACATCAAGGCCCAAAGCGGAACCGCTGCTGGCATGTCAGAAAAGGAAACGATGGCGTTGCAACAGGCAGTGAACGACCTTGGTCTTGTGCAGGACTGGAAGTCAGCACAGCAGACTCTCATGCGTATCTCCAGTGACTCTGTAAGGGCTGGAAAGAAACTTGGATTGGATGAAAGTGTGTTTGAGGTCATGCCAATTACCCCAGCTACTGGTACAACACCAGCGTCCAAAAGGCAGAAAACCAAAGCTGAAGATATTCTGAACAATCCAGAATCAGTTCCATTGTTCCGGGATGAGATTCAATACTTCAACAGGGTTAATAGCCTAAAAAGCAGATTGCAAGGTGGACAGGGTACTGGTACAACTCAACCAGCACCACAAGCCCAACCGCAATCACAACCATCTGTGGTTACTCCAATGGGACTTGAATCTATATTCTTTCCAACACGATAACCACAATGACCCCCCAACAACGGGACGCACTAAAACAAGCCCTTGAACAACACAGCCTGAGCATGGCTGTAAAGGATGCCGCTCCAGAGGATGTTGCGGCACTTCCTCAAGACTTTGCCGTACCAACTTACAATGCTAACAATCAACCATTGTATGACAACCAGTTGTTCCCAGCCGTAAACTCTGCTGAGGATCTAGTTGCGCGTGGGTATGCCACCCCAGACGGGCAGGTTACAGAGAGAGGTCAGATGGCACTTTCCTTGAGAAAGGTTGGCGCACTTAACGATGACTACACTCTTAACGACACGGGTAAGACGCTAATGTCGAGCAGGGATGACCTTCTAAAGGAGGAGAACTTGCCGCTTTACATGAAGTCCAAGGAACTTGACTTGGATGATGCTGGTGAATTGTCTTGGGGTGAAGTTGCTGGGAATTTCTTGGGTGAATTAAAGAAAGGTGGGAAAAACCTAATTGATCTAGCTGGATATGATGTCAGCGCAATGACACCAGAGGAGAAAGCATCATTTGATCTTCAAGCTCAATCTGCTGTAGGTGGTTTAGTAAAGGCTGGAACTATTCTTCCAATGGGTTTCTCTCAAATTATTGGGAATGCCACGATTAAAGCCATATCTGACAACGAGGAAGAGGAAAAACTGGCATTAGCTCAATTCAATCAGAAGTTTGAAAAGAAAAGCGATGAGATCAACAATGCAAAAACAGCAGAGGTTGTCGATGCGATGGGTCAAATGCTTGGGGCTGAACTTGGCATGGCTGAAGCTCGGCAACAAGACATTCAAACCGTTGGTGCTGAAAGAGCGCAGGAACTAGAAAGCGGTGGCGAGTCTGCTGGTGGTGTTGCCGCCATGTTCACTCCGGGTGGCCCATCAATGCTAACAGCTAAAGTAGCTTTTGGAGTTGCTGGAAAGGGTCTTGGTGCTGCATTCAAACCAATCTCTAGAAGTCTCCTACAGGCAGATGCAAAAGCTGCAATAGTATTGGATAAAACCAAGCAACTAGCCACATTGGAAAGACAGGCTGGAGCATTGCAACTCACAACTCAGGCGGCAGAAAGACAAGCCGCAATTGGAGAAAGCATGGCGCAGAAGTTCTCGCAGGCTGGGTTTACTGACCGGGCTAACAATGCCCTCCGACTGGCAAACCAAGCACGCACGAAAGGCCAAGAGGCTGCGGTTAGACTTGGCGGGTTTACAGATGAGATTGCAGCAGTATCCGATGATCTTGCTAAGGTGACAAGCGATGCCACTGTTGCTGACAAGGTGTTGCAAATGACGCAGAAGGCTAGCCAGATGCCATACCTTCCAATCACAGGCATTGGGAAGGCATTGGAATATACTGGTCGAGGCATGATCGGAATCGACAAGGGTCTTTCTACTCTCGCCGCGAAGGTTGGAGCGGATAAGGCATACAACGCCATGAACAAGATCACCACACTTTCTGGTCTTGGTGGTGTTGGTGTGGCAACTGGATTCGGGCCTGCGGCATTTATTCCAGCCGCAATCAAAGCCACATGGTCAACTGCTCCATTTATCAAGGCAACTGGCGAATATGTAGGTTTGATGGGCAAGGAAGCCATGAAGGCTCGCGGACAAATTGGCTTTTGGAAGCGCATGTACGAGATGCCAAACAAAGGCCCAATGCATCGTGCTGTTTCTGGTCTCATGGACACCGCAACACTTGGCGGCAGAGTTACTGGTGCTGCTGGTCGCGTTGGAAAAGGTTTGGCGGCATCGTACCCTGTAGACTTAGCTTTTGAGTGGGTTGCAGAGGGTGGTGAAATGAATCCAAATGTCCTCAAGCAAGCCGCAGTTGAAACCTTGGTTTTCGGTGGCACGGGTGCGGCACTTGGCGGAATCACGATGGGAAGTGCGGAGAGAATTAGATCGCTACAGAATGGTGATGCTACCAACTTCTATCGCTCGCTCACAGACCCATCTCAGCGTGTAATGTTTAACGGCATGACTCCTGACATGAAAAGAGTCATTGGTACATTTTCGGCAAGCAATCCCGGAGCAAAGATCGAGTTTACTACACAAGGAGAAGGTGCTTACGACCGCAACACCAAGACTGTAATGGTCAATCCTAGTGCTCGTAACCCACTAAAACCGCTGCTGACACATGAGTTCATGCACCATATGCTCAACAACGGCATTGGTGATGGAGTGGTTGCCAACCTGGTTGGAGATGGTTACCAGACTGGTGGATTGCTGCGAGGTAAGGATGGGCAATACGAACCACAATACGAGGCATTTAAGCAGGAGTATGTTGATCGTTTGCAAAAACAGCATGAACGACAAATTAAAATGCGTGATGCGATTGGCGATCCAGTTTCAAAAAGTGAAAGAGAATTTAGAGTTCCAGACGAGAAGTATCTAGCTGAAGAATACTTCATTGAAACAAATGTGGACGACATGCTTGGTCTAGTTGAAAGCGGCAAGCTTGGAAAGATGGCGGGTCGAATGGTATTAAATGACAAAGTCCGCGCACTTGGTGATGCGATCTTGAACAAGTCAGCAATCATACGCGATCTTCACTTCCGCATTGGCGGGGTAATGGACGGCAGTGGAAAGATGGTCAAAGGCAATGGATTCTTGGGTGGTCAACTCTACCAGAGTCCAGAAGTCCGCAGGATGTTCAAGAAGATGGTCAACGAGTCCATTGGGCGGAGAGGTGGCATTGACGCGGCCAAAATGAAGGCGCGAAATGGAATTGAAATTAACATCAATGGAAAAACAGATCCAATTCTTGGTGAACTTAGTTCTTTATGGGAAACTGATGCAGATGGAAATCCGCTGGTTGACAAAAAAGGTGAATACATTCCATTAAGCAAAGAGACTGACGAGTTGCGGTCAAATGCAGGAATGCTCTTGGTAGATGATCTTCGCGCAAGGCAATCGCGTGGAGAGTCAATCCCAGATGGGGAGTTGGCTTACAATCCAGACAACAATACTTGGAGCGGTCAGTATCTAAACGACAAGCAGATTGAACTACTAAGTCTATCTGGAAGATTCAACAGTAAACAAATTAAGCAGTTGAAGATGCTAAATGCGGCAGCAAAAGCTACATCTGACCCAAATGCAGACCCAGCGACTCGCGGACATAGATTCTCTGTCATGTACCAAGCTGCCCTTAAAAAGAACAAAAAGGGTCAGTGGAGGTACGATCAGATTAAGCCGCAATTGCGAGATATTGTTCCTTATGGCGTGGAAATTTCCAAGCATGGTAATGTTCTGTACCGCATAATGAGTACAAACCAGTTGTTTGCAAATGCTTCAGAAAAAGCAACGAGCAAGCGTGGCAGATTGCTTTACCAAGGAAACATGGAGTCTATTTTGCGTGATGCAAACAAGGTAATTGATCTTCATGGCAAAAACGAAGCAACGGATGCGTATTTTAAAAGCGAATATCCAAAAGACTGGGAAGATCGAAAAAAGTTTATCAACTCAGTATTTGGAAATGTAGGTGCTGGTCACAAGGACATTAACCCGCTTGTTGCCTCTGACAGGGTTGATGCTGTGGTTAAGTCTTATCGTCTAGACCGCATGAACAAGGCTGCACAGCTTGTGGGAGCTACACAGCTACCCTACCAGAATAACCTAATCAAGATCAACTACCTCCCAGAGGGTGAGCCAATCCTAGACGAGAATGGCGAGCCAAAGGATCTACGCTACACTCCAAGCTACGAGGAAAGCCAAGTCCGCATGCCAGAAGCCCAGCGAGCGATGCCAGAGGGTGAGCAGACCCCAACCCGCTTCATGCCAGAGGGCGTGGACGAGGACAAGTTCTACTCCCAGCTGGATCGCGTCATCACCGACAAGGTTCCCACCCGCGCCACAGCGCAGCAGATCATGGCCACCATCGACCCGACACGGGGAAGTGGAGTCAAGGCCGACGAGATCAAGTGGAGCGGCATAGAGCAGGCACTGGCGAGTCTGGAGAAGGACGGCAAGGTGTCCAAGGAGGATCTGCTTAACTACCTTCGTAACGAGGGCAGGGTTAGGTTTGAGGAAGTGACATTAAGTAAGCCTAGGAAGGTGAGTGAAATGTCTGTCTCTGAATGGGCGAAAGAGACGATGCCAGAGCAATACGCACAGTGGGAAAGTGCAACAGACCCAGAAGACAAAGCGTTTTTTGCTCAACTTTTGCAGAAGGAGTACGACTGGCGAGCTTTTGCTAACGCATACTCAAAAGGAAAAGGTGACCCCAAATTCTCCCAATATGTCCTCCCCGGCGGCGAGAACTACCGCGAGGTGGTGCTGGCGATGCCAACGCAAGGCGGCGTACCCGATGGTCACACCTTGGAAGCAAAGTCCAACAACGGAAATCAGAGATGGTTCCTTAGAAACGCTGAAGGTCGAGCCGTTGCGGTGGGTAATAGCCGCGATGACGCACTATTAGACTACTACGCGAAATATCCAAAGGCAGCATCCGAATACACCTCCCCCCACTTCCCCGACATTCCCAACTATGTCGCCCACATGCGTACAAACGAGCGCACGCTGGACGATGGTAGCGAGGGATTGTTCGTGGAGGAGTTCCAGTCTGACAGGCATCAGGCGGGGAGGAAGAAGGGGTATGTAGCTACAGAAAATGAAAAGCAAGCAGCAAGCAATAGGATCAAAGAAATCCGCAAATTGCAAAATGAACTTGATCCAAATTCCGAACAATACAAAAAGTTAGAATCAGAAGTTCCAGAATTAGCCAGAACTATATCAACGGACGCATCTGGTCGCATCGCAGACGCACCCTTCCGCACCACTTGGCCCATCCAACTCTTCAAACGCGCACTGCGTGATGCCGTGGATGGTGGCAAGGACTGGATTGGTTGGACGACTGGAGAGACGCAGAATGAGCGGTTTGATTTGAGCAAGCAGGTTGATAGCATATCTGTCCCGATGGTTAACGCAGACGGGTCTCGTTCGGTTAGGATTGATCCGAAAGACGGGACATCATTTAAAATGATGGTCGATAGCAACGGGATTGTGAACGGGTATCAGTCCGCAGATCAGTTTACTGGAAAACGGCTTGATGAAGTTGTTGGAAAAGACATGGCAGACAAGATCATTGCACTTGAATCGCCTGCTAATTTTGAGGGTAACGACCTAAAAGTGGGCGGAAGCGGCATGCGTGGCTTCTACGACAACATGCTCCCGAAAGAGGTTGGCAAGTATGTCAAGCAGTTCGGTGGCAAGGTCGAGAAGGTAGACATGACGCAATCCGTGGAAGCCGACATCATGAGCGGCGAGGAAGCGGAGACTGGCAGCATTCCAATCTGGAAGGTGAACATCACCCCAGAGATGCGGAAGATTTCGCAGACTGGTCAGATGCGGTTCATGCCAGAAGGAAAGAACGCTCCGAAAAGCACGAAAATATCCGCTAAACAGCAACAATCAAAGACTTCTGCAATATCACGCATGGTGGTAGTAAACGAGGATGAAGAGCAATCCAGAAGAAAAACCAGAAGGTCTACCGCAAAAGGTAACGCTTCAGCTATTGCAAACGCCGCAAAGCTGAAGTAAAACTAACTACCATGAGCGAGAAACTAACCGCAGAACCAGATCAAGAATGGTTCGCAGAGGTCATGCGTCGAGCCGAGGAACACGGCAACAGGCAGCGTGTGGAGTTTTGGAACCCGCAGGCGGCGGCAAAGTGCCTCTGGCTGCTTGCACAGGGGAAGAGCATCAAATCCACCTCCGAGATCACAGGGCTTGCCCGTGACACCGTGCGGTCGCTCATGTGGAGGCATTCTGACACTCTGGAGACGAAGCGGAAGGAGTTCTCGCAGAAATATGCGATGGCTGCTGAAACCTACACGGACTTGCTGTTCGCGAAGGCAGACCAGTTGTCCGACGATCCCGAACAACTCAAAAACATCTCCCCCGACCGACTGGCGATCACCGTGGGTGTCTTAACGGACAAGTCCATGCAACTCTCTGGCATGGCTACCGCGGTCGTGGAACACAGGCAGGGTGCATCTATCGACGATGCCGCCAAGATGATCGCAGAGGCTAAATCTCGCATTGCCAGCAAGGTGAAGGCGAAGGCAGTCGAGGCTGAAATAATCCAATGATACAAGAACCAGAATCCAGACACGCAGACCACCTCAAGGACGGTGGCAACCTCGTTCGCCACTACATGGTCGAGCATGACGGCACGCAGCACAAGTGCCACACGCTATCCTACGCCTCGTACTTGGCCGAGAAGTTCAACGCCAAGGTTTGGAATGTGGTGCTGGAGAAGCACATAAAGCCATTTATAGGAGTCTGTCAGCACTGCCAGAACCGCAAGAAACACCGCGAGCTTCACCTTGTGGGCGGCAACCGTGGGTCATTCCCACCAGAGGACGACACCTTTGGGTGTGATGATTGTGATAGCGTCTACCACATAAAGGACATCCTGATGGAGACCGGGACATACAAGACAACATGAAGTGGAGATCTCACCAGATCCTTTCCCCGCCGACCGATGAGGAAATCTCCCTCATGGAACCAGAGGAGCTTATTGAGCTTCACAGGGTCTACCACGAAGCCGTAGACAACGCAGAACGCGACCCGTACCGCTTTGGCTTCCGACTCCCCCACTGGGCGAAGGCAGAGGATCAACTACAGGAGGTAAACGAGATTGTGGCACTAGGTGGCAACCGCAGCGGCAAGACGCAGTGGGGCGCATTCTCTGTGGTGCGTGCTGCTATAGAAAACCCTAATGCCGAGATCATGTGCTTCGCACAGACTTCCGAGGTTAGCATTCGCCAGCAGCAGAGTGCCGTGTGGGATTGGCTTCCCGCAGAACTACGCACGAAGCAGACATCCTCCGGGACATACATTTCCTACACGAAGAAGAATGGATTTACCGACTCATCGCTCATCCTACCCAACGGCTCTCAGATCATATTTAAGACCTACTCCCAGTATCAGAACAACCCGACCATCTTGGAGGGAGCGGAGTTGGGTTCTCGCTCTCCTAATTGGCATAATGTGGGCGTGTGGCTGGATGAGTATTTGCTTGGCCCTGAGCTTATAAACACCCTGCGGTTCCGACTGGCAACCCGCAACGCAAAACTGTTGCTGACCTTCACCCCGATTGACGGATACACGGAGGTGATCAAGGAGTATTTGGATGGAGCAACCAGCATAGAAAGCCGCGAGGCTGAACTGCTAAATGGCGAGCTTGTCCCCTATGTCCAGCGGAGCAAGAAGCGCAATGCCAGCGTCCATTATTTCCATTCACAGGACAACCCTTTCGGTGGCTACGAGCGGATTAAGGAGACACTGGTGGGGAGGCCAAGGGAGGAGATCCTAATTCGTGCGTACGGGGTTCCAGTCAAGTCCCACGCCACCAAATTTCCCAAGTTCAACAAGGAGGTAAATGTGGTATCTCCCGACACTATTCCAACGAAAAATGTGACGCGATACCATATTATTGACCCTGCGGGAGCCAAAAACTGGTTCATGTGCTGGATTGCCGTGGACGCGACTGGAACATTCTGGGTCTACAGGGAATGGCCGGGCGTGGATGTGGGCGATTGGGCCGAGTGGCGAGGAGGCAAGTGGGTTGCCGGCGATGGCGCAAAGGGGCAGGGATACGGCATCCGCGACTATGTGGAACTCATAAAAGACCTAGAGGGTGACGAGGAGATTCTAGAGCGTCTCATTGACCCCCGACTTGGTGCTGCCAAGTACCAGTCTGCAGATGGGGCTAGTAGCATTATCGAGGATTTGAACGACGAGGGCATCGTGTGCATACCCGCCCCCGGCTTGGAAATCGACGATGGGTTGCAAGCTTTGATCGGGAAAATGTCTTGGAATGTAACTATGCCGTCAGATTCGGTCAACCGACCGCATTTCTATGTCAGTTCCGAATGCGAGAACATTATCCAAGCCCTGTCCGAGTACACGGGCGATGGTGGTCTGAAGGAGGCGTGGAAAGACC